TCATCCGGTATGTTTTCAAGGAGTAAGTCGGCGCGAGAAGAAGTCATTTCTATCGGTAGGTTTAATCCGCATCTACGTAAAGTCAAGCAATAGCCTGCCAGTCGCCGCCGCCGTTGGATCTGCTTACAACATCAAGCCTGCGCATTACTTCAAAGAAGTCCTTTTTTGGCAGCACAGACAAGCCGCGCTCCTTTGATTGCCAGTGGAATCTCTCACGGCAAGTTTCAATACAAAGCATAAGTGAGTCGGCTTTGTCCGGTGAGCGACCGATCCGCAGCTTCATCTTCGGCTTTGGCTCAACCGTCATCCGCTCGCCATCCGCGCCTTTCACCATGGAGAATCGCCGAGCCTTCATTTCATGGCACAGCTCAGGATCTTTGCGGAAACCAGATAGTTGCCCGCCTCGCATGAACTCAATCCCGACGCCCCAGAGTTCCGAAACGCGATTGGTGTACTTCTTAGACGACGGAGTCCGGTCATTTGATGACACTGGACGCTCTGTTGCCCTGCCGCCAAAGTTGATGCGCAGAATCTCCTTCGACATGAACTGCGTCAACCTGTCCACCGTGCCAGCGCCGCCAGTGCTATCGACTGCCAGATTCCTGTACGACACGCCCTCTTTATCTAGGATCTTTTTCACCTCGCCGCAGATTTGATCCGTCCGAGGATTCATCTTGTCCGCCGCGTTCTCATGGATAGCGTAGAACTTCTCAAGCTGAAGACACATTGCGCCGTCGATTGTCTCTCCAAACAGACAAATGCACAGACTGGTTTTGTCACCGCCGCTGGAAAACGACAAGTCCAGCCCCGCAATCTTTGTTGGTTCTTTCTTCCATTTGACGGATTCCTGCATGTACGCATTGAAATCCGTGTCCGTGTAGATCGTGTCCTCGGTGCCCTGAACCGGGAAGAACCCGCGATAGAATCGGTAGAACCGGGCAGAGTTTTCTCCATGCTGCTGCCGGAACTTCTCAATCTTCTCATAGGTGAGCATGTACTTGTAGATCACCTCCTGCTCCAAGTAGTTTGGAGACTGGAGAACGTCGAACCGGATGGCTTTCCCGTACTTGGTATCCCACTCCATCATGGACTCATCCAGCGTAGCCCAGCCTTCGACGGGCTCGCACATCAGGCCGAACGGATCTTCCCTATCCTTCGGATTGCTCATCGCAATCATCTGGAACCATGGGTTTGAAATCAGGTTGTCGGACGCATGGAGAACGGCAGGGGAGAGTTCGCAGAGTTCGTCTGCAATCAGGATCACTCTCTCGTTTTTCAACCCGACGAGCTTCTGCACAGCGGACGCTTCCTGCTTCTGCTCGGCAGCAACGAGACAGATGGATGCTGCATCATGCGCCACTGATCCGTCCTGCGGTTGGTAGTGGATCATGTTCAGCGACGGCTTGACCTTGCCAAGTCGCTTGTACTTGTCCGGCAGCTTGTTCCACAACTGCATGACGGACTTCCAGATCCGCCGTTTTGCTGCGCCGATGGATGTTGAGGTGACGAGGACGAGCGTGTTCTCCGGGTCCGCGATGAAGTTGACAATGGCGATGATCGCCCCGCCAAAGGACTTGGACGACGAAGAACATCCGGCGACAGCAAGGAAGTTGTGTTCGCAAGACTCCTCCAACATTTTCTCCAGCCAAGGGTTCCACTCGACGACATTCTTGCCGCCCGAGTTCCATAGAAGATCAATGCACTCCCGCAAATGCTCGTACTTACCCATCCCTCCTTCCTCTGGAGTCAACCCACGAATGAACGCCGATAGCTCAATGTCCAGCCGGGTGTATCCAATCTTCCCGTCCCACCATTCCCCGTAGAGTTCATGGTAGATCCCTCCATTTTCGTCCAGCCCCCATGAGTCGTAGTCGAACAGGGGAGGCTTCGGAGAAAGCCCGCCTTGTCTTTGGATGACTGGTGCGACCATGAGTTACAGGAAAAAGCGCCAGTCCACGTAGAAGGTGAACTGACGCTCCGTGATGTCGGCCACGAATTAGGAGGCGGTCGTGATCGTGATGGCGTCGAAGACCGAGCAGAAGCAATAAGCGAACCAGTTGGTTCCGTCACACCGAAGCTCAACGCGGTCGCCTGCAACAGCCTTTGCAGTGACGAGCGTAATAGTGTCACCGCCGGAAGTCTCAAAATCGGCATCCGTAGCCGAGTTAATGTCCGTGGTGTACACCTGCCCCTTGATAATGTTGGCGGACCCGCTGGTGACGATGGTGTAGGAGCCTGCGCTTGGGGCAGTGCCGACGATGAACTCAAAGGTCAACCCGGCGGCAGGAAGCGGGAGCGTGGTGACAAACCCGGCAGCGAGCTTCAGAAAAATCGTCTTGCCTGCGTCATCAGTAGTGAGCGTGGCGGCAGCGATGTTGTTCTGCCCAACACCTCCAACCGCGCCAACCGTAGGAAGCGTGATCTTGGTCGGGGCGGATGTGACGAACTCGACGGGGTTGCCCCCTACGACTAAAAGAGCGGAATTCATTGGCGGTGATCGGATGGGTTGTTTCCAGGACAGTGCATCCCCGGCGGCTGGATGTCAACGCTGAAATACGTGAATGCGGATTTGCGCCAAGAATCTGCTTGACGATTGTAGTGGGGCACCGTAATCAGTCTCACGTCAACTAGAGACTGACGGCGCGATTCCCCGACTGGCCACAAATCAGTCACGAGCCCTACCGAAAGTCTCTAGTCGGTAGGGTTCTTTTTGTTGCATTGATTCAGGTTAAGCCAGAGGTGCAGCAGGATTCCCAAGTCATTCAGCAGACATACCACCCGCGCTGAACGGGAATCTTCCGGCGAGGCTACTGCTGCCCTACTTGGAAAATCTCCCCCACGGGACTGCCGCCAGCTCGTGTAGGAGAACGCGGGAAACTAAAACGCTTCCGATTACGGAAGAGGGCGCTGTGCGCATCCTGGGTTTGGAGGTCGTGATCGTCATGGCCAAGAGTTCCCCAGCCGCGTGATTTGACAAATCCCACCTCAGCACCTGATGCGACGGTGACGACGCTATGCGGACGTTATCTCTTCAGCTTGTCTCCTGCTGCAAAACAGAAGGCGGCAGCTTTCGCTCAGGCTCCTCCACTTTCGGATCTCATCTCTTCTCCGAACAAGCCAAGAATACGTTCTTACGTATTTGAAACAAGCAGAACAAGAGTAGAATGTACAACACCATGCAACTCGAAATCATCAACAAACTCTTTTTGGAACTTTCCCAGATTGCCACAGCCACTACCGCAAAGGAACTTGCCATGCAGCGCGAACTTGACCGCATCGACGCCGTTTTGTTTCCAAACGGCAAGCCACTGGGCCACAACCCAGACCGCGCCACAAAGATCCGCGCACTTCTGAAAATCAACAAAAGCAAAAAATCCAAATGAACCAAGACGAAATTAGAAGCAAGTCCTCAGCGCTCGCAGAGCTTTACACGGCAAGAGCAAACGGCAAGACGCTGCAACACGAAATATCACTCACCGGAGATGATCGGTGGATTGATCACGTTGATGGAAGCGGTCCAAATTTGGCCAGCGACCTTTCCTGCTGGCGCGTGAAACCGGAACCGCAACGGGTGTGGGTTCGTGTAGAGGAGGGCTATGTTAAGGTTTGCACCTACGATCAAGCATTGGCCGAGGGTTGGCGATGCGATGGACACCGTGTCATCGAAACCGTGGAAGTGCTGCCGTAAGCAACACTACGTAATTGCGTATTTGGAATGAACGCAAAACTGCACCACCTCTCACAAACCAAAACAAGCTACAAATGAACGAACCAATCCATATCCTCAGCCTCGGCGCAGGCGTCCAGTCGTCCACTCTTGCGATCATGGCGGCGCGAGGAGAAGTTCCCGGATACCCAAAGCTGTCCGCTGCGATTTTTGCGGATACCCAGGACGAGCCCGCGAGCGTGTACGTTTGGCTTGATTGGCTTGAAGCAGAAATCCAACGCAGTCCGTTTCCGTTCCCGGTTTACCGAGTTACAAACGGACGGTTGAGTGAACGAGCCGTCAAGATGAATAAATCGGCTACTGGTGAAATGTACAGCAAGACGGACATTCCGTTCCACACACTTTCAGAAAACGGGGATGTGGGGCTGATTCGCGGGCGGGCCTGCACGGCGGACTTCAAAATTAAGCCGATCCTGAAAAAAGCCCGCGAACTTGCCGGGATTAAGAGAGGGCAGAAAACCGTTGGCGTGATCCAATGGATTGGGATTTCGCTTGATGAGGTTCACCGAATGAAGCCATCCCGCGATCCATGGGCAAAATGCGTTTGGCCGTTGGTTGATGCAGGGATGAGGCGCGGGGATTGCATTGAGTGGATGAGGCGCAATGGCTACCCAAAGCCACCACGCTCATCATGCGTATTTTGCCCATACCATTCAAATCACGAATGGCGCAGGCTCAAAACCGAAGAACCAAAAGCGTTTGCCGATGCGGTGGCGTTTGAAAAAGCAGCACAGAAAGCAAAACTGGAGTCCTATAATTTTCGCAGCGTCCCCTACCTTCACAAATCCTGCAAGCCTCTTGAGGAAGTGGATTTTTCCAGTGAGGAGGACCGGGGTCAGATGTCTTTGTTCGGGAATGAATGTACGGGCATGTGCGGGGTGTGACACCGTAATTGCGTATTTGAACTCAACTAAACAAGCGTAAATTGCACGATATATGAACTCAGTAAAATGCAAAGAAACAAAGGAACTTCCAGTAAACGCAATCCGCGAATCACTGGAGCTGGATCTATCCAGCAAAAGTGGGCTGCGGTGGAAATT